GGAGCAAAAGCACGAAATGTAATTCGTCCTTTATAATCTTGTTGATCTTCTAATGGGAATCTTAGTGCCATATTGTACCTAATAAATAGTATGAAATCTTTAACATTATTTATAAGGAAACTCGGTGGCTTATTCTGGTCGTTATAAAGTAAAAAATCGCAAGAAGTATAATGGTAATCCAGACAGTGTAGTTTTTCGATCAATGTGGGAAAGACACTGCTTCAAGTGGTGTGATGAGAACTCAGAAATAAAAGCGTGGTCCAGCGAAGAGGTTGTGATACCATATTTCTATGAGGTGGATAAAAAGTATCATAGGTACTTTATGGATTTAAAGATTACATTTAAAACAGGTAAAACTATTCTTGTTGAAATCAAACCAGAAAAAGAAACACAACCACCAAAAAGACCTGATAAGTCAAAGCGTTATATTAGTGAGGCAATGACTTATGTTAAGAATAGAAATAAATGGGAAGCCGCAAGTAAATATGCAAAAGATAATAACTGGGGATTCCAGATCTGGACTGAAAAGACTCTTACAAAGATGGGAATCATGCCAAAACAAATAAAGCCATTGAAGCCACTCAAGCCTTACCGAAAGAAAAAGAAACAATGATAAATCGGGTATAAATACTGGTATGAGTAACTTATTCCAAACATTAGAGTTCGAAGCTTTTAGAGCTGGAATTACGCCAAGAACACAGGAATCTCGAGATTGGTTTCGTAAGAAAGCCCAAACAATGAGGCGTGTCAATCGTAATCAGTTAATGAAAGAAGATCCAATTCAACTCTCGAATCGTCAAGTCGTTGGTTCAATGTACATGTTTTTCTATGATCCTAAGCTTAAGAAAGAACTTCCGTACTATGATTCATTTCCGTTAGTGATTGTAATAGGACCAGCCGAAGGTGGATTCCTCGGCATGAATTTGCACTATCTACCTCCAATATTAAGAGCAAAGTTTTTGGATAGCTTGCTTGATGTTGCGAGTAATAATAAGTATGATGATACGACTAGGTTTAGAGTTTCATATTCAATATTAAAAAACGCAGCAAAGTTTAAATACTTCAAGCCATGTGTTAAACATTACCTTTCAAACAATGTTAAAAGTAGGCTTGCCCGTGTACCCGCGCCTGAGTGGGAGATCGCTACATTCTTACCAACAGCAGATTTTCAAAAATCAGGTAAATCTTCTGTATATAGAGATTCAAGGAAAATGATCTGATGTCAATTAACATAGAACAATTCAAAGGTGAAATATCTGCAAAGAATGGACCGGCAAGATCCAATCTTTTTATGATTGAACTACCAGCTTTTCCAGGAGCCACGACTCGAGCAGTTAACTTACTATGTAGAGATGTAAACTTGCCAGGAAGACAGATAGCTTCATATGATAAAGAGATCGGAACAAAGAGAGAAAAAGTTGCTTACGGCGAGTTTCACGATGATGTAAGCTTATCTTTTCTTTTATTGAATGACTATGGAATAAAAGAATACTTTGAAAAATGGATGCAAGCTGCATATAATCCGCACACATATCAAATCGGATATAAAAATGATTACGTTCGTAATGTTAGAATACACCAACTTAAAAAGGGAGTGGGCTTACCGGTTTACTCAACGCCTCTAGGAATACCTAGATTGCCAGAAATCATACAGCAACGGTTACCTCGAATAGGACCATTTGATTTTGCTCAAGGTGAGTTCAATCTAGATTTCTTGCTTGGTGACAATAAAATTTATTCATGCCAACTCGAAAAAGCTTTCCCTGTAACTATGGAAGCAATACCACTCAACAACGAATTAGACGGATTAGTAGAACTTAGAATTCAACTATCATACACAAGATGGACTTCAAACTTTACTGATCAAAACCCACTTGAAAACTTTGTACAAACTGCAATAGGAACAGTACTGACACGAATTTTTAACTAAAGGATGATATAGTTATGGCACTACCTAAGATTAATGAAATGCCCGATTATGAGATTGCAATTCCATCTACTGGAAATAAAATCTCATTTAGACCATTTTTAACAAAAGAACAAAAAGTTCTTTTAATTGCAATGGAATCACAGGATCAGAAACAAATTCTGAATGCTGTGGTAAATACGATTCGATCTTGCGCATCTAGTATTGATGTAAATAAATTGACTACGTTTGATGTTGAATATATTTTTACACAGATGAGAGCCAAGTCAGTTGGTGAAAGATCTAATATAGGAATTAAGTGTAAAAAATGTGAACATACAAATGAAATTAGTGTTGATTTAGAAAAAGTTAGCATTGATGTTAATAATAAAAGCAACAATATTATTAAGCTAAATGATACTTGGACTTTGGTAATGAAATATCCGAACTATATGTCAGTGTTACATGATGAAAAAGTTATGAATAACAAATCTACTACAGATTCTATAATGGCAATGGTTGCAAATTGTTTAGATTGTTTGAAAAGTGAAGACGAAAATATTAAATTTGCAGATGAATCTAGTGATACAGTAAATGATTTTGTTGATAATCTAAACACCACTCAGTTTGAACAAATAGTGAAGTTTATTCAAGATATGCCACAATTAAAACACGATGTAAACTTTACCTGTGAATCATGTGAAGCTGAGAATAATGTAACGTTAAAAGGAATGAATGATTTTTTTTAATAAACCTCTCACATGATTCGTTAGTGAATTACTATCAAGTGAATTTTAGATTGATGTACTCATTTAAATTATCACTAACGGAACTTGAAAATATGATGCCTTGGGAGAGGGAGGTGTATCTTACATTAATAACACAAGAACTAGAACAAGAAAGACAAGCTGCACAACAGCAGCAATTTCGCTAAGGATAAGAAAAGATGACCACTTTATCTAATATCGTTTCAGAGTTAAAAACTCAAAATGAAATAAGTGAACAGATGCTTGAGCAACAAGGTGTTCAAAATGCCTTGCTAACGGATATGATGGTTGAGCGAGGTTCAGCTGATCGATTACAAGCTTTGGAAGATAAAGGTGAAATACAAAATAAAGTTGGTTTAAAACCAAGCGACACAACTGTAGCTAGTGGTGCAGGCGGCGGAGGAGGCTTTTTTTCAGGAATTGGATCAATTTTTGGAAGTATCCTTAAAGGTCCTCTAAAGTTTTTATTGAATCCAATCAAAGCTCTTGCTAAGCTTTTAAGAGTAGGTGGTCCGATTGCTTTAATCATCGGCGGCCTGTATGCATTATTTAATGATATTGCGGAAAACGAAAACTTTAAAAAATCTGTTGATACTATAAAAACATTATGGAATGATAATATAGTACCCGCATTTCAAGGCATTAAAGATACAATAGCTGCGTTATCGGGCAATGTAGATATACAAGCTACATTTGAATCTATTAGTAATTGGTTTAGTAATTTTAAAATACAAATACAAGATTGGGTTCTTGCTAGTCTAGTAATTATTACTGAAACTATAGCTGGCGTTTTAGAAGGTGTAAACTTATTGCTTAAAGGTGAGTGGATGGCTGGTCTATCAACTATAGGTACTACATTATTTAATGGCATTAAAAATTTATTTGATGCTGCAATGACAAATCTTCTTGAAATTTTTGGTGTAGACTTTGGCGAAGGCGGAACATTCTTAGGTGCAGTTCAAGACACTATTACTACGCTTACGACTAAACTTTCAGACATATGGAATGGCGTATCTACTTGGGTTAGTGATAAGTGGACTACGCTCACTGATACATTAAAGAATTTTTGGACTGATCTTTCAAATTTCTTTACTAATCCAGAAACTGAAGGAAGTATTCCTTATATGTACAATGCATTAAAGACTTCAATATCAGAAAGTATTACGAATATAAAAAATTCGATAATTAGTTTCTTTACAAATGCGTATGATAACGTTGTAACAGGTGTTGATAATGCTTTGACATCATTCTTCACAATCGCAGATGAAAAGATTACTGCTGTTAAAGATGCTATTACTTCTATTCCTACTAAAATAGCATCTTGGGCTACTGGATTTTTTGATTTGATTACTGGTTTACTTCCAGACGTAGGAGCTTTAGCCGCTCAACTGCAACAACAACTAGTAGACCTATTGCCAAACTGGGCAAAGAATTTGATTGGAATAGATGATAACCAATTATCAACAGATCAAACCAATGAAGCAACTCTTGCAACAGCGCAAGATAGTTTAACAAGTTTAAAAGCTGAAGAAACAAAATTACGAGCTAGTTCAGATCCTAACGCTGGTTACGCTTTAGATGGAAATCTAGCGGCTCAATCTGAGCTTGTAAAGCAAATTGAAATGTTAGGAGGAAACGCTGCAAGTATTACGCCTACAGGAACGCAAACTGGATCTGGACTTACTGCTGCTGAAGTAGCTGCTGGTATCAGAGAAAGACAAGGTGGTATTACAATTATTAATAATACATTACCTGGCTTTGAAGCTGGTAGAGGTGGAAATGGCGGAGGAACCGCAATGATTCTCCCCGCCACCGAAACAATGGATCTTATGGATCCAGTTAATTAGTCTTCATTAGCTAATCGAGCAAAGTAACTCATAGTATCTTCTTCATCAGTAGAGGATGCTGTTTCCATTACAGCCTCAGCTGTAGGCATAGCTGCTGGAGCTTCTGCCTTCTTTGGAAACTCAGGGATCTCATCATCCAATACGATTTCTTCTTTTACAGTACGAGGTGCTTGTTCACCTAACACTTGAGCTAACTTAACTTTGAGTTCATCATAAGACTTATAGTTCTTAGGATCAGAGAACTCGGATAGATCATATGCTTTGTTGTATACTGTTTCAAGCTTTTCTTCATCACCGTCATATAAAGGACTAGGACCACGGAACTCTGATTTATCATAGTTACGATAACCTTCAACCTGGCGAATCTTTAGTACAAAGTCTGCACCTTCCCACATGTTAAATGGATCCACTGGCTTTTCATCTGGAAACTCGGGTTGTAGTTGGTCCATGATTTTATCAAAAATCTTTTTACCGAACTGATACATCATTACTTTACCTTCATTCTCAGGAGCAGAAGGATCAGATACAACTAAGACATTGGCTACATAATGTAGACGGCGCTTACGTTGTCTTACTGTTTCCTTATCAGACTCTATACCTGAGTTCCAAAGGCGTGTATTCATTTCAGATACTGGATCTTGTTGACCAATAGAGGTAAGTGATCTTTCAATGTACCACTGACCTGTTGGTCCTTTGAAACCATGT